TAGTTGCTGTTGGAGAGCAAATTAAGTCGTTAAACATAGAAACAGAAGACTTGTCTCCTATTAAAGACGACATTGTTGCACTGCAAACAAGCGTTGCTGGTATTAATGCAAGCGTTGACTCTATGTATGACGACGTACGCAGTTTAAAAAACATGAACGACAATCCGTTGGCGAACTGATATGGGCGACGAACAATATCATCCAAGCAGTAGATTCGGTGGCGACATGTCTCGCAATGAAGTTGAAATGGATTTATCCAAGTTTATGGAGATGCTTCAAGAAAATTCTGCGCTTAAAGATAAAATAAGAACTTTAGAAGACGAGAAAAACGACAACCCTTATCAAAAGTTTATATTTGTCGCACAAGCCATAGACTCTTGGAGAATTATACCGAGAGCATTTTTAGGTGTGTATATGTATCTTTTGTACTACACAACCTTTTGGTTTATGGATTTGCCGGAACCCAGCTTTGAACAATCGGGGCTAATATCAATTGTTGTAGGCGCTGGGGCCGCTTGGTTCGGACTCTATACAAACAGTTCCAAACCTAAAGTATGAAGTGGGTTTTCCGTTTGAGATAATCACGATGCTTGGCTCAACGTTGTTGAGTAGTTTATTAAGTATTTGGGCGCAAAGTCGTAAGGCAAAAGCCGAAGAGCAAAAGCTTCTTATAACAAGGGGTGAGTTTGAAATGAAAGCTCGTAAACAATCCTTGGACCACGGACTAAAGGACAAAGGCTTTGCATGGACACGAAGAATCATTGCTTTGGCCTCTATCTTTGCAATCGTGTTGCTACCAAAATTGGTTGCAGTATTTTATCCGGATGTGGATGTAACGGTTGGATATACGAATTGGAACCCGGGGTTTTGGTTTTTTAAAGAAGGAAGAGAAGTTTTTGAATGGATTACATTTCAAGGATTGGTTATAACACAGCTAGACACAAACCTAGTATCGGCCATCATTGGCATGTATTTTGGTGGTAGTCTAGTTAAAAAATAAAGGTTATTATATAAAAATGCCCTACGCTACATTTAAACTTAAGCCCGGAGTCAATAGAGAAGGAACGGCGTTTTCTGCTCAAGGCGGGTGGTTTGATTCCAATTTGGTTCGTTTTCGTAAAAGCTTTCCTGAAAAAATAGGGGGTTGGGAAAAAGAACAAACAGCAACGTATCTGGGAACGGCTCGGTCCTTGCACGCATGGGTGTCTTTAGCAACTACAAAATATTTAAGTTTGGGCACGACGCTTAAATACTACGTCAAAGAAGGGAATAATTTTTACGACATTACCCCAATACGAGCGACTACCTCTGCTGGGGACGTGACTTTCTCAGCAACAAACGGCGATGCGACCATCACCGTGGCAGATACGGCACACGGTGCGAGCAAAAACGATTTCGTTACTTTTAGCGGTGCCGCTACTTTAGGCGGATTAATCACTGCCAATGTTTTAAACCAAGAATATCAAATAGCAACGGTTGTAAACGCGAACAGTTACACAATAGAAGCGAAAGACACCGATGGCGCAACCGTTACAGCAAACGCAAGCGACTCTGGAAACGGTGGGTCAAGTGTGGTTGGTGCTTATCAAATTAACGTAGGGCTCGATGATTATGTTTCTGGTTCAGGTTACGGAGCAGGAATGTGGGGAGACGGCACATACGGCGATGCTTCTGCGCTTGCCTTTAACAATCAGTTAAGGCTTTGGTCCGAGGACAATTTTGGTGAAGACCTCATTATTAATCCAAGAGCCGGTGGTATTTTTTATTGGACCGAGAACAACGGGACAAGTGTTCGTGCGGTCAGTTTAACTGCCCTAGGAGCCAACTTGCCTCCTACATTGGCGTTGCAAACATTGGTCAGTGATATTGATCGACACGTTCTTTGTTTGGGTGCAGATCCTTTAAACGATGCGGGCACAGCCAGAACAGGAGCCATTGATCCTATGTTTATTGCTTGGTGCGATCAGGAAAATATTAACGAATGGGAGCCGAGTCTAACAAACACCGCGGGTTCTTTAAGATTATCGGCGGGAACACAAATTGTAGGCGCACTTCGTTCTCGTCAAGAAACTTTGGTTTGGACAGACGATGCGTTGTACAGCATTCAGTTTATTGGTCCTCCATACACGTTTGGTGCAAACTTAATTAATTCAGGCGTTGGTATGGTTTCTCCTAAAGCTCCGGTAAACACTCCGGCGGGAGTATACTGGATGGACCGCTCTGGTTTTTATAATTATAACGGTACGGTTTCAAGAGTGCCTTGTTCCGTGCATAATTATGTCTTTAATGATTTCAATCAAAGCCAGGCGTTTAAAGTGTTTGGTTACTTGAATCGACAGTTTAACGAAGTCGGTTGGTTCTACCCTTCTGGAAGCTCTACGGAAATAGATCGTTATGTGGTTTTTAATTATCAAGAACAAATTTGGTATTACGGACAAATGACTCGTTTTGCTTGGTTGGATGAAGGTGTGCAACCTTACCCAAGGGCCACGGGCACCGATAGCAGTAACTACATATACAGGCATGAAACCGGAAACGATGCGGACGGAACGCCCATGGACAACGTGTACATTGAGTCAGCGGATTTTTCATTGGACGGCATAGGAAATGCGTACACACAAGTACAAAACGCAATTCCAGATGTGCGCTTTTTGGGCAATGGCGGTTCAGATCAAGTGGTTAATTTTGTGCTAAAGACTAGAAATTATCCAAACGAAACTCTAACAACCAAAAGCACCAGTCAAGTTACACAAAGCACACAGAAAGTAGATTTAAGAGGAAGAGCACGACAAGCAGTGGTGCGATTAGAATCCGATGATGATGCAAGCACCGAAGTAAGGCTCGGTGTAGGTTGGCGATTGGGGGACATGAGACTAAACACTAGACCCGACGGGAGAAGGTAATGGCAAGATTATTAGACACACGTTTGCCCACAGCGATGGGAGACGTTGATTCGGATTTATTCAACAGATTGGTAAGAATCTTAGAATTAAACCTACAAGGCTTTGATCCTACAGCGACTTATCAGTATACTAATACTACTCGTGACCAAAATTTGTTTAGTCGCGGGGACATTATCTGGAACTTGACAGAAGACAGTCTGCAAGTTTTTGATGGATACAGGTGGCAAACATTATACGCGCCGAACGGAAAAGGCGTGAAAGCCACGGGACAGCTTGGAAAATTAACCGTATCAACAAACGGTGCAACCACGGTTCCTATACTATAATGCCTATCAGAAAAGTAAGCGGAGGCTACAAGTGGGGAAAGTCTGGAAAGACTTATCCGACAAAAGCCGGAGCACAAAAGCAAGCCCAAGCAGCGTATGCTTCAGGGTATAAAGGCTACAAAAACGGAGGACCGGTGGCAGGACAACAAGGAAAAGGAGGCGGAATAGCCAATATTCTTAATACCATAGGCGGCCTTATTCCCGGATACCCTGTAGATGTAGGAGGCGCTAATGTCAAAGTAGGGGGTATTCCAGGAGCCATGCTGAACAAAATGCTTAATGCTCAAGGAAACACAAACGCTACAGCAGCGGAAAGATTTAGAAACGCAGGGCCTTCGGGAGACATGGCTCTTCAAAGGATAAGGAGCGGTATATACAACGCTCCTGGTGGAAAAGGCGGGGGTAAAGGCGCAGGCGGTGGATACGGCCAAATGCAAAGGGCCAGAACAAAAGAAACCCGAAGAATGAAGAAAATGATGAAAGATGTGGCTAGAATGACAGATCCACAGACTTATATAGAACAAGGGTTTTCAGAGGAAGGCGCACAAGAACTTGCAAGTGCGCACAGTGAATTATATGGAACACCAAACATGGTAAGAGAATATTTCTTTTCGCAAAACAAAGGACCATCTAGTGTCTATGGAACAATGGACGAGCTAAGAGCAGCCGGAGTGGATGCAAGACCGAGCATGGCTACAAGCTTTGGTATGCCTAAAAATTGGGAAGAAATTTATAAGTATTTTGAAGAAACCGGTTCTTTTGAAGGCGCACCGGATCCTCGAGCTGTGTATGATGAATCAACTTTGTCTCCTTTAGGAATAAGGTCTTTGCCAACACAAATTACACAAAACATTAAGCCTTCTTGGTGGCCAGACAACTTGCCGTGGCCAGGAGACGGAGGCGGATAATATGATGCAGACAGGAATAATGCGTTTATCAGAGGGCGGCACTCCTACCGGGATGACGCCACAAATGGCGGCTGATTTCGTTAGCTGGTTTATAAACAAGTTTGGGAGAGGCGCATTGGGGCCTCAGTCTTGGCAAGCGGCTAAAGCATTGTGGCTAAAAGAAAGTGGTCATGCGACGTACGGAGATTCTTTGAAAGAGTATTATCCTGAAGCCAATTGGGACACTTACGTAAACTGGGTAACTTCTGGTCAATGGAATGATACAAATACAGGCGGTACGGGCACAGACGAACCACAGACAGTTTTCCCAGCAGGGAGCGATGTTCCTTCTATTATGGACTACGAAAACGGTGATATTATAACGGTCGGAGACATTAAGTATATTCTTACAAACAATCTTTGGAAAGAGTATGAAGAACCCGGTGGCGAAACAGACACAGACACAGACACAGACACAGGCGACGGCAACAATCAGGGCGGCATGTTTGGATTGGGCATCGGACCGTTTCTTTCGGACCTCTTTGGTGTTACAGGCACGGGTGCAGGCAATGTTTTGTCCGGTATTTTTGGACAAGACGGCAATATAAGCGATTTAATAGAGCTTTTCCTTAAAGGCAAAGGAATCAAAGGTGCGTTGGACGCGATTGAATACGAGGTGCCCACCGGACAAGGGGCAGCGATGAGTGATTTTGAAAAAGCCAATCCGTTTACAGGGAACATGCAGTTGTCTGGAATGGGCCCGAATTATTTACAAGGACAAGATTACGGCATTCCGGTCGGGCAACAAGGCATTCCGGCAGCCACACACAGAATTGGAAAGCCTTTCGTTGAGAAAGTGCAAGGCGGTCAAAGTGGTGGTATTATGAATGCAAAAGGTCACGGCGACGTGGTTCCAGCACTTTTAGAGCCCGATGAGTTTGTGTTCACACGCAAAGCGGTTCAAAACATGGGCGGCGGTGACGTTAGACAGGGAGCAAAGAAAATGTACAGCATAATGAAAAGTTTAGAGAGGATGGGCTAATGGTGGATGATCTTTTAAGACTAACACACGGCGGTTCACACACTACAGCTACCTCTACTCAAGGACCGGGGTCCACAATTGCTTTTGAGCCGTCTTGGGTAGAGCAAATGCGACGAGGCTTTCTCGACAATGCTTGGAATTGGGCAGGACAACCCACACCCATTCCAACACAACAGTTCTCAGGACTAGACCCTTATGAAATGCAAGCTAGAAATTTAACTTCTGGTTTAGGTGGATTTCAGCCTTACCTGCAACAAGGAGCCGGGGCTTACGGACAAGGGCTTGGAATGTTGGGTCAAGGAATGCAAGCGGGTTTTGCCGGTGCACAAGGCTACAACCCAAACATGGGTCAAGCTTTCTTTAATCCTTATGAAGATCAAGTGGTGCAAAAATCTCTTGATGATGTGTATAAAAACTTTACACAACAGGACATGCAGGCAAGAGCCGGTGCAGTGGGTTCCGGAGCGTTTGGTGGCGGTCGTGGAAGACTGATGGCACAAGAACGTTTTAATCAATTGGGCAAAGGCATGTCAGGCACAGCCGGGCAACTGAGATCACAAGGATATTCTCAAGCACAGCAACAAGCCATGAACGCTTTTCAGGACCAGCAAAGAAGAATGCAACAAGCAGGGCAAATGGGTATGACAGGAGCTGGTATGTACGGGACCCTTGGATCGGGGATCGCGGGCCTAGGACAGATGGGCCAAGGCATGCTGACCAATCAAATTAATATGATGAACACTTTGGGCGGACAAGCCCGAGGCATTGCCGATCAAAGGCTTGGCGCTCAGTTCCAAACAGCGCAAGGATTGGCAGGAGAACCGTTGGCTCGATTGGGCGCTTTAGGCAAATTAATTCAAGGAATGCTGCCTAAGACCATGGGCACAGGCATCACCACTAACTACGGAAGTGTGGGTGGGCAAGACGTTTTGCTTAACCAATTGCTCGAAGCTTTAGGACTACAATAATGACTTGGAACAAACGACCCATGTTTAGAAATGCAGTGAACATGCAGATAGGCGGCATGGTGCCAATGCCTCGTATGCAAGAAGGCAGTGGTCCAGGTCCAATGGGCATTGCTTCGGTTTCACCGGATCTTTTTAGTCCAGCAGAGTTTATGGGTGAACCCCTTAATGAAATGACCGGTTCCGGTATTGGCGGCGCAGGGTTTTTTCCAGAAGGAAACTTTGGCGCTCCTAAAGTAACGGATGCAGGCATTGTTGCTGGGCTGGAAGAAATGTCCGCAGAGCCGGAAGTCAAAGAAAACAAACTTGAATTGGCAAAGCAACAAGCCATGTCGATCTTTGACCAAAAATTTGATGAAGCCATGTCAATCATGCAAGCACAGATGGCAACGGGCGGAATGCCTATGCAAGACATGGAAATGATTTTGTCCGATGAAATTGAAGTAATGGAAGGACAAGCTGAAGCAACGGTCAAAGAAGCCATGAACTTACCCGAAGAAGTAGACCTTATTCCCGCAGAAGTGGCACAAAGTTACCTAGAAAAAGCACGGATGATAGTCAGCGCTCCGCCGGCACAAGAACAACCTATGGATATGCCTATGGATATGCCTATGGATATGCCTATGGATATGGCCGATCAAGCGGTGCAGAAAATGGTCATTGGAACCGGACCAACGGGAGTACAGCCAGAAGAAGACGATGATCCGTTGTCCATTATCGAAAGAAACCGCAGAACCTCAACCGAAAGAATAGAGGCAAGAAGAGTTGCGGAAGCCGAAGCT